CAAGCTCAAGTCAGAACAAGATTACATATTACAACGACATGGCTAATGATCTGGACTTTCTTGAATCTGTAGGGTTTTCTCAAAGTGATTTGAGTGAGCCTCAGACAGCATATGACAAGTTCATCATTGGACTTGCTAACGAGGTGATGGTCCAATTCAAGGACTACATCACAGAGAATGCAAGCAATACAGGAGCCATGGCAGCTTCCGTGGTTTACTTTCCTACCGGATCCATGTCATTCGAGATTCAAGCGGATGAATACTACAAGTTCCAGGATCAGGGAGTTAATCCAATAGGCCAGCAAAAGTATCCAACACCTTACCAATTTAAGCTGCCGTATGTGACTAAGAATCACGCACAAGCTATCAGAGAATGGAAAGGGTACGACATGAGCCATGCATATGCATCTGCAGCAGCTACCAAGTTTAAATATGGACTCAAGCCTCACAACATAACAGACAACGTGATGACAGATGACGTACTGAACAGGATCGCCAATGATCTGGCAACAGTCACCGGTTTAATGTTTGAGGTCAGCTTTACTAAAAATACAAGAACATGGCAATAACGATAGTACAAGAACCGGAAGCATACTGGCCTATTTGTAATGATGTGATATGGGTATTTGAATCTGATGAAATTAGTCAGTTAAATTTCAGCTTTATTGTAGAAATATATTTGAATGGAATACTGCATTCTACTCATGAAACATTTCCAGAAAATGGTGCCAGAGGAAAGTTTAATATCAGCCAGCTTGGGAGGTCAGTATTAACGTCTAATTTCCCACAGCAAAGTACATTGTCTGATGATCTACTTGATGACAATACTTGGAGCCTAACTATATACGAAAAATATGGAGATCCTCCAGTGACTGACCTTGGGTCTTCAACGAGTACAAGCGGTATTAATTTTTTAAATGGATCTTTTAGATTTCTGGAACTGTATCCTAATATTTTTGATCCAATACAATATGATATTGAAAATGTCAGAGGTGAGTATTTTTTAACTGATTTCCCAAGAAACAGAAAAGAATTTGTTCAATATCAAGAGACTAAATTTTTATCAATCATAAATAGTGGAGGAGACAATTGTACTGTTGAGATTAAATTGTACAACATTTCAAATACATTAATCACATCAACAACATATTCAGCAAATGGATTGACTACTCCAATGCTATCTGTTGGTCCTTCAAGATTGGTGGCATCTACATCTTTAAATGTTGGGGATTTTACTAACTGTTATTATTACACAGTCAGAATTTATCAAACTTCCGCAACGACCAAAACATCAGAGGCATACAAGCTGTATTATGATCAAGAGTGTAATGTTTACGATGTTAGGAGATTGACCTGGTTAAATAAATTCGGAGCATGGGATAGCTTTAGTTTTAGATTGCTATCTGAAGATAGTACCGATATTACTACGAATCAATACACGAGATCAACAGGTAGATTTACATTGATGGGCTTTGAATTTAATCCATCTGATGGGAATAAAATGACCATGAGTAAATTCATGCAGGATAAACTCATATTGAATTCAGACTGGATACATGAGGATGTACAGCAATGGCTTGCTCGTGAGCTTTATGAATCACCAAGGGTGTATTTAGATTTCTTAGGAATTATTTATATGGAGCCTGTGAATGTGACGAATGCTAACTATACTTTAAAACAAAGAAGGAAAGCAGGACTCATCCAAGAGCAAGTTCAGATAGATAGAACTTATACCAAGGTTTCTCAATTAGGATAGGATGGAGCTTTATATAGACAATTTAAAAGTAGATATCAATGAGAGGCTTCCCTTCCCGTTGACTTACAATATAAGCGATATCAAGAATCTTGGTGCAAGAAAAGGGAATAATTCAAAGACAATAACTTTACCGGGGACCAAAGGCAATGTATTCCTGATGTACAATGCTTTCAGCTTATCTGTCACTCAATCACTTAGTGGCGATGTCAGCTCATTTGACTTTGATCCATCCGCAAAGGCAAGCGCAAGATATTATGAAAATGGATTGCTTCAATTCAATGGATATTGTCAGCTCACGGATTGCGAGTATCTGAACGGAGATTGGAGCTTTAATATTATTCTACTCAGTGATCAAATTGATTACATGTCAAGGCTGGCTAAAATCAAGATCAATGAACTTGACTGGAGCGAATATAACCATGATTGCACCAGAGACAATCAGACTGATTCATGGGCAGGAACTATCCAGGTCAATAACACTCCTACAAGTAATAAGACTGGAGCGAATTGGGATGGCCTTGGATATTACTATGGCCTTATCGATTACGGATTCACCCGGGCTGATGTATACACGTTCAATGTTGAGCATATAGCTCCACAGGTATTCTGCTATGACATTCTGAAAAGGTCCTTTGAATATTGCCGTATCACATGGATATCTACGTTCCTTGAATCACAGATTTTCAAGAGAATGCTGCTGGCATACCAGGGAGGTTCATTTCCAGAGATTACTGCTGCCGAAGCAAGTAATTTAACTGCAATCAATGACGAGGTAAATCAAACAGGATCCTATGTTTTTGATATTAATATTCCAGCGACTTCTTTTGTGTCTATTGGTGGAGGTCAATATGAATCAACATATCAATCATTAAGTATATACAAGGATCCATGGATCAATACAGTCACAGATCCAAGTGCGCAAGTTACATCTGAGGAGCCTGTAATTTTTCAAGCTGCTACATCCGGACTATACACTATACAATATGCTGGTGATCATGAGGTGACATTGGACTTCACAGCTACAGGAGCCACATTGCAATATGCATTCATCAATATTTCTTTAAGAGCAAGAATAAAAAAGAATGGATTCATAATCTCAGAAGAGAATGTCTATACCATGGACTACAACGCTGTGACAGCGGATAGTATTCAAACGATTTCTTTTAATTACAATAGACAAGTAAACCTGTCAATAAATGATGAAATCACTGTTGAGTATAGATTGTTCATGAGTCCATCGAATGGAAATTCTGTAGTTTTAAATGCAATCCCATCATCATTCAGTACAGCTTTTAAAATTGAGAACTTAGATGCTGAAATAAACTTTGTAAAAAATCCTCAAGCATTTGCTCCAGGATCTACGATCAATCTGAGTGATTTCCTTCCGGACATGGATGCAGCAACATTCATGAAAGGATTCGTCACAGCGTTTAATCTCTATGTGAAGCCATCGGTAGATGATCCAACTATCCTTGAGATTGAGCCTTTGAATGACTTCTATGAGGATGCATCAACAGCATTAAACTGGACTGATAAGGTGGACTACAGCAAATCACTCAAGGTAACTCCGACAATTAACTTTGCCAGCAGCGCATATCAGTTCAAATTCGCTGAGGATAGTGATTATTTCAATGCAAGCTACATAGAGGATACAGGCGAACAATATGGATCCTTTTTGCTTGAATCACAAACTCAATTCAGCAAGGACACAACTGAGTTCACTCTGCCATTCGCACAGAAGCTCCTTGTCAATATTCCTGTAGATGATGTGACCTACACAGGCATCGTTATTCCGAGATCATTCCAGGCGAAATTAAACGAGGATGGAACGTCATCTATTAACGTGCAGAAAGGTAAGCCATTTGTAGTGCAGCTCGGACCAATGACTACAGCGAACTGGAATCATATTGATGAGAATGGAGTACTACATGCTGAGAGCAGCTATCCGTATGTGGGGCATCTTGACAGCTTGACATCACCGACATTCGACTTTAATTTCGGGGTACCTGATTACATCTACTATGATGGAGCTAGCTACACCACATCGAATCTGTACTTCTATCATGAGACATTTATGAAGGAGATCGTTAGTAAGTTCGGGAAGCAACTAACTTGCTACATCAAGATCACTCCAGACATGATCAATCTCTTGGACTTTAAGAAACTTATAAACATTGATGGGATAGTATACAGGCTTCAGAAGATAGAGAACTGGGATTCGGGCAAGGATCAGACTACAATGGTGGAACTGATTCGCATAATAAAGGGAGAAGGATTGGCAGCATTCACCAACATTCCTCCATTCAATCCGGAGATCGGAAGAAACTGGAGAGTGATAGAATCTGGCCCAATGCTTCTCGGAATCAGGGAGACTGAGGATGGACAACTAAGAACAATACAATAAACTATGGCACTTTGGGAAGAATTACTGGTGGCAAGCCAGGGAACAGTGATCGTGAATGACACGACTGAGAAAACAATCAGCTACGATGCAATCTTCGTTTTGGAGGATACAGTATTCAACAGCATCAAGGTAGCTGGAGTGGATATCAAAGCTGAGTTAATAACTACACCAGCAACAGCGGTAAAAGCTGGAGCGATGATCCGATGTACTGGAGCGCGTAAGTTCTCAGCGGTAGATTTGACATCGGGATCTGTAGCTTTAATTTTGTAAGATGTACGGGTACGGATTCTCAATGTTTATGAACAGCGTTCAGTCTACTATCAAGGCTGCTGCTTCGCTGTTCTATAGACTCACTGAGGATGGAGTGAATAGATCAACAGAAGACAATCAACAACGAATAACAGAAGAATAATGGGAGTAAAGATATCAGGCTTAACGGCCAAAGGAGCAACAATAGCAGATACGGATCTTGTAGAGGTTTCTCAGTCTGCGGGTGGTGGTACATATGTTTCACGTAGTGTGACCGGAGCCAACATCAAGGCATTAGTAACTGATGCCAACCTGACGACTACAGATGTAACCACAAATAACGTAAGTACTTCTAAACATGGATTCGCACCAAAAGCGCCGAATGATGGTACTAAATTCCTTGATGGGTTAGGGGCTTATGATACAGTAAAAGATTCAGACCTTTCTTTATCTGATATTACTACAAATGACGTTTCAACAACAAAACACGGATTTGTTCCTAAAGCACCTAATGATACTACTAAGTTCTTGCGTGGTGATGGAACATGGCAAGTTCCTGCTGCTGGTGGTTTAACAAAATTCACTGAAGCGGAGAATACATCAGCACCAAACGGAACAGTTTATGTTGATAGTTTAACTGCTGCTGCGAGTTCAACAAATGCTGACTTTGCTATTATTCCTAAAGGTACTGGGGCATTGATCGCTAATATTCCTGATAATGGTGTAACAGGAGGGAGCAAAAGAGGTCAGTATGCCGTTGACTGGCAAAGAACTAGAGGAGCATTTGACAGAGTAGCAAGCGGTGATTATTCTGCAATCATTGGAGGATATAACAACATTGCCAATTCAACTGGAGGTATTGCTGGAGGAACTAACGCTGTTGCATCAAATGGACATAGTATATCACTTGGAGCAACAAATACAGCTGGAGGTGGAGCTTCTATTGCTATGGGATCAGGCAACGGAGCAACTCAACAAAATAGCATAGCATTAGGTTCTAATAATACTTCAAGTGGTCAATATTCTTTTGTTGTTGGAGTCAATGGTATAGCAAGCGCTATTTTCTCTACAAGTATCGGGAATGAAAATTTAGCAAGTGGTGGTTCTTCTTTTGCACATGGTACTTATTCAAATGCTTTTAGTATATATGGTAGAAAGTGCTATGCAAGTGGTAGAGAATCAACAACTGGTGATGCTCAAGCGTCTAAATTTATTCTTCGTGAAAGAACTACAGGAAATACAGCTACTACATTAACAACTGATTCAGATACAGCAGGAACTACAAACCAAGTAATTCTTTCTAACAATTCAGCATATAGATTTAAAGGAACCATCATAGGAAAGAAATCAGGAACAACTGATATTGCTGCATGGGATGTTGATGGATTGATAGTAAGAGGCGCTAATGCTGCTTCAACTACATTAGCTGTATCTAATGTTACATTGATTCAGAATACTCCTGCATGGGGTACACCTACACTTACAGCTGATACTGGTAACGGAGGATTGAAAATTCAGGTCACAGGAGCAGCCACTACTAATATTCAGTGGACTTGCACTATAGATACAACAGAGGTACTTTACGCTTAATTAAAATAAAATGTACAATACACTACACATATTCGGTTACGGTGAATGCCAAGTAATCAATGGAACTGAAAACAAGAAAGTTCCTACTTCTGACTGCCCATCTGCTAAGGCTGTTGTTGATATGGTATATGCTTTAAAGCCTATTGATAACAATGCAGGAACAGACTATAGAGCAATAAACATCTATAATGATTTGTTTGCAGACTATCAATCACCTGAAGGTAATTTTAGAGTAGATTATTCAGAGCTTGATTTAGCGTTGATTGATCGGCTTGTCAGCGAGATTGAAGCTGCCTAAGAATCGGTATTAACTAACTTTAAACGGGCAGCATGACTGCCCTTTTTTATATAACGACATGGCAAACAAAGAAGCTGTATTTTCTCTAAGGGTTGATACCGGTAACTCGGTACAGGATGTCCAGTCTTTTGACAAGGCAGTCAACAGTCTGAATAAGGATCTCAATGCTGTCGATAAAACAGCGAGCAGCCTTGATGGAATAGATGACTTTACTCAGCGGATGAATGAGCTATCTGCAAGGATAGAAGCTGGAGGTCTGACAATGCGAGACATGACTCAAGTCATGAAGCAGTACCAGACTATCGCAGCTCAAGCTGGCATGGAGTCTCCTGTAGGACAGCAGGCATTGCAAGCTGCTGCACAGCTCAAGGATGAGATCGGTGATCTGAAGGCTGCCACTACTGCGCTATCCTCAGACTTTGTGGCCCTTGATACTACACTCGCAGGAGTGGAGACAGGAGCTGCTGTCTTTGAAGGATTCCAGAGTGCTGTGGCCTTGACAGGTGTAGAGAGTGAGCAGCTGATGCAGACCATGGTTAAACTGCAAGCCGTACAGGGTGCTGTGAATGCTGTCAATACCATTGCTAAGAATCTTAACTCGGATGCTATCCTGGGGATCCAATTAAGGAATGCTGCTGAAAAGATAAAAATTGCACTTACTGTAGAAGATACAGTTGTAACAAATGCCAATATTGGAGCGACAACAGCTATGACTGTAGCTCAAAAGGCAGCCACTATTGCTACAAATCTTGGATCATTAGCAATGAAGGGATTCAATTCAGTAATCAAAGCGAATCCAATTTTCCTTATCATTTCTGCTTTGGCTGGACTTGTTGGCGCATTAGTAGTATTCAGCGACAATTCTGAAGAGGCCAAAAAATCAAATGATGAATTTACTAAGAGCCTGGAAAATTCAAGAAGAGCAGCCGATGATTCATTCAATGCATTGCAGAAGCATCTTGATCAGAGAGTGAAATTGCTTGAGGCATCAGGTGCTAAAGATTCTGAGGTGACAAAGCAACAGATTGCTAACCTTGAAACACTTGCCAAGGCCCGACAAGATGATCGTCAGAAAGAGCAGTATGCTTTCCAGAATCTGCGTAAGCGATACAAGCAAATGCTTGATCAGGGAAATGAGGATGAGGCATCCGCTATCCGTGAGCAATTGACTGCATCCCGTGAAAGATATTCCTCTCTGAGCAGACAGGCCGCTGAGTATTACAAGGATATTAAGTTCCAGCGAGAGCTTGACCTTGCCGAGAACAAGAAAAAGGTAGAGGAAAATGCCAAGAAAGTAGCTGAGAATGCTGAAAAAGTACAGAAAGAACGTGCGGAAAAAGCAAAAGAAGAAGCAAAGAAAACAGCAGATCAACGCAAGGAAGATCTAAAAAAGATTCAAGATGTAGAAACAGAATATATTCGTGCCGGAAATACATTGAAGCAAAATGAAATATTAGCAGAGCAGGAAAAATTCAGAGAATTAATAAAACTGGCTGAAAAAAATGGTCATGATACAACTACTCTTAGGCTGGCACTTCAAGATTCATTAAATAATATCGACAATAAGTACGATGATATTAAGAGAGCAAACGAAGAACGCAGAACTAAGGAGCAAAAAGAAAAGGACCAAGCCGAATTCAACAGGAAAGAAGCTCTGAGAAGGGAAGAGATTGCAATGGAGGAGGCTTTCTATGACGAATACAATGCTGCTTTGTTGACTGCTCAGCAAACAGAGGAGCAAGCGGTAACGGATAAATACTTTAAACTCATCGAGGGAGCCAAACAATATGGCCTTGATGTCACTGCCCTGGAGAAACAGATGCAGGAAGAGATCGATAAGATCCAGAACAAGCATAATACTGACAGGCTTCAGAAGATGCTGGAGAATGCGCAGTTTATTTATGATCAATTCAGCGCACTGAATCAGGCATTCAATGATCTACAGAATGCAAGGCTTCAGAATATGCAGACGCAAGCTGATAAGGAGCTGGCTGTGCTTGATTCAAAGTACAAGTCTGATGTAGAAGGGCAGAACCTTACAGCAGATCAGAAGAAAGCTATCGATGAGAAATACGCACAGGCTAAATATGCTATTGAGCTGAAGCAATTCCAGGAATCTGAAAAGATCAAGAAACAACAATTCGAAAGAGACAAGGCTCTGCGTATTGCACAGGTAGCTATCGACACAGCAACTGCCATCGTTAAGGGTATTGCTCAGTTCGGTCCTCCTCCATCTCCTGCGGGTATCGCTGCCATTGCATCTGCTGCACTTATTGGAGCTACACAGATAGCAGCTATCGCAGCACAAAAGTATCAGAGCGGCACAGCTCCGAGCTTGGGTACCGGTGGCGGTGGATCTATTGCAGGAGCATCAGGCGCAGAACTCGGAGGAGCTGGCACCAATGCAAATCTGAATACACAACAAACCAATACAGCTGATCTGATAGCTCAGAGCAATGAGGGGACTCCTGTATACGTTCTTGAGTCTGACATCACAGGCACTCAGAACAAGGTGGCTATGCAGAATAAGCTCAGCGTGTGGTGATGAACTTCCATGTATCCTTGTTTGCCATGAACTGATCGGATATACTGAAGCAACCATAGAGGTCAAGGAATTCCTTGGCCTTTTTTTTGTCCTTGGCAATCTTAATATTTTCACCTGGTGAATGTGGTACTTGGTAGTAATTCAGATACATGCTCTTGATGAAATGATTATGCCCGGACCATGTGATGGAATCGAATAACTCAATGAGCTTGTCGCTGTTCATCATCACTGGAGCATGACACTCAAAATTAATCGTAGTACATTCCATAGCTTTGAGAGCATCCATTGTGTTCTGCATTGCTTCCTGATAGGTAGGCGCATGTCTATCATTGATCAGCATTGGTCCACATGAAAGCACTCTGTTAGAATCGAACTGCGGACCAAGAAAGAAATCATCATTCATGTAGATGAAATCTCCTCCGATCAGCGAGGCAAAGGTCAGTATCTTATGAGTGACATCACATCCTCGGATGGATGATCTGCCGCGAGGTTCCAGATTGATGGTGCCAGGTACATGATCTCCGACAACGTACACTTCAGCATCTGGGTAAACATTCAAAGCCCATCGGATGGACTCATTGATACACTGATCATCACGCAGTCTTTTGTAGGGGTATACGAATCTCATGAAACAAAATTACATATTTAAGTATGAAAAGAGAACTGCCTGTATATGAGATCTACATCGATCTGAATGAAGAGGAGACAACTGTATCATTCAATTCCCTTGTGGCAGATCCTGCGCATGAGATTAGCTATCAGACTTTCAGCAAGGCGAGACGCTATCAATTTAATGAAGAGGAGCGAGTGATCACGGGTGTAGCTATTTCAGCAGATACTCCAATCTACAGATATGACGATGAGACTAAGGAGGAATACTACGTAGTGTTCACCAAGGATGCTATCAAAAATATCATCGTTGACTATGCCAGAAAGCAGAATTTCAACAACGTTAATCTGAATCACAATCCTAACCAGGTGGTGGATGGTGTGTACATGATCCACAGCTACCAAGTAGATGAGGCCAAAGTATTCACCAAGCCCGAAAGATTCCATGATGTGAATGATGGATCCTGGATCGTTAGCTACAAGGTCATGAATGATGAGGTCTGGGAGATGGCCAAGTCTGGTGAATGGTCAGGCTTCTCAGTGGAGGGATCTTTCTTCCTACAGGATACCGGAAGAACTACTGAAACTGAAATGATGAACCAGATATTCAAGGCCCTTGAGGATCTGCGTGGAACAATAAAGCATATTAACAAAAACAAAAGATAGATGAACGAGAATTTCAAAAAAGTAATGGATGCCATTGCCGACATGAAGACAATGTTCTCAGGTACTGCTGAATCAACAGAGCAGAACTTCTCTGAGGCTTTGCTAATGGATGGTACTGCTATCGCTTACGAAGGAGAATTAGCTCCAGGCACACAAGTATTTGTGGTAGCTGATGGAGAACAGATTCCTGCACCAGAGGGAACACATGCACTCGGTGGGGAATTTGAAGGATTAAGCATTGTTGTTGATGCGAATGGTGTTATCACAGAGGTTATTGATGAGCGTGCTGCTGCTGCTGCTGCTTCATCTGAGGAGCCTGCTGCTGAAGCTCCTGCAACAGAACAAGCAATGAGTGCAGCCGATGTTGAGGCAATCGTGACAGCAAAGATGGCGGCATTCTCTACAGTGGTCGAATCACTTGGAGAAATGCTTCAGACTATTGTATCCGACAATGAATCACTTCGCACTGAAATGTCTGCAATGAAATCAGAATTCGATGCATTCAAAGCAGCTCCTTCAAACAGCACTACAGAAGGCGAAAAGTTCGCAAGAGTGACGAGTACATTGACATCTCGTCAGCAATTTTTAAAATCACAAATCAAATAAAAACAGAAGACCATGAGTTTAAAAAAATTCATTAAGCAAAAATTCGACTATGATGTGTCAGGATTGGCAGCATACGTAGACGAGCAAAGAGAAGACTTGATCACAAGATCAGTTACTGAAGCGAAAACACTTCGCTACATCTCTATCCAAGAAGGAATCAAAGGATCTCAAGAGATCAAACTTCTTGATGACACATTAACATACCAAGCAGGA